CATAAGGGCAACTGCGGTGGCAAATATTTCACCACTATACTATACAATAAATAGTTCAACTCCTACATCTGCTGGAATAACAACAATAACATTGGATGAAAATTTAAATAATACTGTTGGACTGGGTATAACTGCATATTTTTATCAGGTCAGTAGAATAAGTGCAAGTTCACATACATTTGAATATGTTGGTTCGGGAAACGATATCACTACTGCAACACCACTAACTGGAGGAGTTTCTATTCAAGAAAATGAAGTTGTTGAGACTGGTGGGGGAATTGTAATTTATACAAGTACAGACCAGTCGGGAAATTTTAGAATAGGAAATGGATTACAAATAAATCAAAACACTGGTACAATTAGTGGTAGATCATTTACAAGAAGTTTATTTTCAGAAATGACACCCTTTATCTTAGCACTAAGTTAACATGGCACAATTAGCACTTAATAGATTTCAAACAGAAACTTTAGAAGTAACAACAGGTATACAAACAGCATATACAGCACCAACTGGATATACCTCCATAGTGTTATATGCCCATATCACTAATGTTGGAACCACTGCAGAAACTTTTACAATGAGTCATGTAAGAAGTGCAACTACAACAGAAATAGTAAAAAATGCAAGTGTTCCTCCATCTGATGCGTATATTCCACTCGACGGAAAACTTGTATTAGAAACAAACGATTCTATAAAAATTGTTGGGAGTTCTAATAATAGTTTAAAACTTATTTTGAGTATTTTGGAAACAGCAAATGCCTAAATTAATAAGTCAAAAAAATTTCTCAAATATAAAGGTTTTAAGTTTAACAACATCATCTACTGATCAGGCGGTTTTGGATGTTTTTTCTAAAGAAACATTTAGGTCCGCAAAATACCAAATTCAGGTATCTAATGGAAATAGTTACAGAACCTCAGAACTTATTGTTGTTCATGATGGTTCAAATACATATAATACAGAGTATGGAATAATAAGAGTTGGTGATGATTTGGCATCTTTTGATACTGATATATCAGGAAACAACGTGAGATTATTGACATCACCTATTTTTTCATCATCAACAACATTTAAGGTAATAAGAACTTCCATTAATACTTAAAATGAAAACGTTTAAAGAGTTTCAAGAAGATTGGTCTAATAAATATAAAAAAAGTATTGATTGTTCTAATCCGAAAGGATTTTCTCAGCGAGCACATTGTGCAGGGAGAAAGAAAAGAGCAAAAGGTGAGGAAACAAAATCAAAACCGGTTAAATAATGCTTAAGTTCAAATCACACAAAACAATTGAACAGATTGCCAAAAAACATGGTGTAGATGCTTCTTTCATAAAGAAGCAATTGGAAATTGGTCATCCTATAGAACATGAACATACTAAAGATAGTGATTTGGCAATGGATATTGCACTTCAACACTTAGAAGAAATTCCAGATTACTATACTCGTTTAAAAAAAATGGAAGTGAATGCAAAGAAAAAGGTATCAGAAGGTTCTTTGCATAAATGGTTCAATTCATCAAAGTCAAAAGATGGAAAACCTGGATGGGTTAATGTAGTTACAGGTGGGACTTGTGCCAGTGATGAACCGGGAGAGGGAACACCAAAGTGTGTTTCTTCAGCAAAACGAGCAAGCATGACAAAAGCAGAAAGACTATCTGCATCCAGAAGAAAAAAAGAAGCTGATCCAACACAACAACAAAAAACTGGATCTGCTAAACCAACTTATGTTCCAACAGATAAACCCAAAAAGAAAATGAATGAGTCAAAAGAGAGAGACCACGAATATTCGATGGCACGTTCCGAACTTTCCACAATAATCAATGCAGCTAAGAGACTTCAGAAAAAAATGGGGAAAGGTGAAGGAAATATAGAGGCATGGGTTCAGTCTAAAATTACCAAAGCAGCAGATTATCTTGACAAAGCAGCTGATTATGTTGACAGTGGGGAGCATGATGTTATGGATGAATCATGTTGGAATGGATATAAACAAGTTGGAATGAAAAAGAAAGGTAAAAAATTAGTTCCAAATTGTGTCCCAGAGGAACATGTTAGTGAAGAAGACATTAAAGGAAAGGGAAGTGGGGAAAAGGATGCATGTTATAATAAAGTAAAATCTAGATATAAAGTTTGGCCTTCTGCATATGCTTCAGGGGCATTAGTAAAGTGCCGTAAAGTAGGTGCGTCAAATTGGGGAAACAAATCTGAAGAGATCTCAATTGAAGACGCATACGGAAATAAATTTGCAGAGATTATTAATCTAATTGAACCAGAACCTATCAAGGGATTTGCTAGTCAAGTTTCCGAAGCAACTCGCCTGCAAGCACAAAACGGAAATGTTATCGCAGTAACTCTTTCATGGAGAGGAAAATATTATTCTCTTAAGATGTTTTTTCCACAATCAAAACTTCCAACTCGCAGAGAGATTAATGATGAACTTCAAAAAATTTACCCAGGATGTTCTGTAGTTCATCAAATTGTTTCTGAAATTCAACCAGGACAACCACTCATCCAGGCGTTTGGACCTCAGGGAGGAAGTTCAGCAAAACTAGGTCCAAATAAAAATTATGTGAAACCCATGGGAATGTTTGGGGAAGAAATAGAAATGGATGAAGATTGGCAAAAAGTTAACCGACAAGATAAAACTGATGGTTTAAGTCAAAAAGCAGTAAATGCTTATCGTAAAGAAAATCCAGGTTCAAAACTTCAAACAGCAGTTACTGAAAAAAATCCCACTGGAAAAAGAGCAGAACGTCGCAAATCATTTTGTAGTCGTATGAAGGGAATGAAGAAAAGATTGACATCAGCAGAAACTGCAAGAGATCCAGATTCAAGAATTAATAAGGCACTACGTCGCTGGAATTGTAATTAATAGGATAGATTTGTAATGTCTAATGATGTTTATCTTGGTAATCCGCTACTAAAAAAAGCGAATACACCCATTGAATTTACTCAAGAACAAATTCTTGAATTTGTAAAATGTAAAAATGATCCAGTTTATTTTGCAAACAATTACGTAAAAATTGTAACACTGGATCATGGTTTGCAGACATTTAAGCCATATCATTTTCAAGAAAAATTAATTAATAATTTCCACAGATATAGATTTAATATCTGCAAAATGCCTCGCCAGACTGGAAAATCTACAACCGTGGTTTCCTTTCTTTTACATTATGCAGTTTTTAATGATAATGTAAATATTGGTATTCTTGCCAACAAAGCAGCAACTGCTAGAGAATTATTAGATAGACTTCAAACTGCTTACGAAAATCTTCCCAAATGGATGCAACAGGGAATTATATCATGGAATAAAGGTTCTCTTGAGCTTGAAAATGGAAGTAAAATTTTAGCAGCATCCACATCTGCTTCAGCAGTTCGTGGTATGTCATTTAATATTATTTTCTTGGACGAATTTGCTTTCGTTCCTAATCATATTGCTGATGACTTTTTTAGTTCTGTATATCCAACAATTTCATCAGGTAAATCCACAAAGGTAATTATCGTTTCTACCCCAAAAGGTATGAATCATTTTTATCGTATGTGGCACGATGCCGAAAAAGGTAAAAATGAATATGTATATACTGATGTTCACTGGTCAGAAGTTCCAGGAAGAGATGAAGCATGGAAAAAACAAACTATTGCAAACACTTCGGAACAACAGTTCAAAGTTGAGTTTGAGTGTGAATTTCTTGGTTCTGTAGATACATTAATCTCCCCATCAAAACTGAGAAATTTAGTTTATGATCATCCTAAGACTCGCAGTGCAGGATTAGATGTTTACGAAGATCCTCTAGAAGAACACGATTATTTAATTACAGTTGATGTTGCAAGAGGAGTTGGAAATGATTATTCTGCTTTCGTAGTTATTGATATAACGCAGTTTCCTCATAGAGTAGTTGCAAAATATAGAAATAATGAAATAAAACCAATGCTTTTTCCATCAATTATTCATGATGTTGCTAAAAGTTATAATGGTGCTTACATTTTGTGTGAAGTAAATGATGTTGGAGATCAGGTGGCAAGTATTATACAATACGATTTGGAATATAATAATCTCCTCATGTGCTCAATGAGGGGAAGAGCGGGACAAATTGTTGGACAAGGTTTTTCTGGAAAGAAAACCCAATTGGGAGTCAAAATGTCCAAAACAGTAAAAAAAGTAGGTTCACTCAACCTAAAAACAATAATAGAGGAGGACAAAGTTTTTATTAATGATTATGAAATCATAAGTGAATTAACAACTTTTGTACAAAAACACAATTCATTTGAAGCAGAAGAAGGTTGTAATGATGACCTTGCGATGTGTTTGGTAATATATGCTTGGTTGGTTGCACAAGATTATTTTAAAGAGTTAACAGATCAAGATGTTAGAAAACGATTATATGAAGAACAAAAAAATCAAATAGAACAAGATATGGCACCATTTGGTTTTATTTCAGATGGATTTGATGGTGAAGGTAGTTTTGTCGATAATGAGGGTGATAGATGGTTTGTAGATGAATATGGAGATCGTTCTTATATGTGGGAGTATATGTAATGGAATTAGATAAGCAAATAAGATTAGGACATTTATTGTTAACTGAAAGAAAATGTAGAACTTGTTGCGAATACAAAAATTTAATTGATGGATTTTACAGAACTCATAAAGATAGAGGTGCGGTAGCATCTTCTTATTCTTATGAATGTAAAGATTGTACAAAGAAAAGAGTTATAGATAGCAAAAAAATACCCATCAAAATTTTGGAGTGGGAATATCCGGACTGGTAAAGTTCACCCAGAGTTTCCCCAATGAAAATATTGAAAATAATAAATATTTTCAGATAAACTGATTCGGAGAAACAAACATGGCGACTCCTCAATTATCTCCTGGTATTCTTACTAGAGAAGTTGATTTGACTGTAGGAAGAGCCGACAACGTTACAACAACTGTCGGAGCTATTGCAGGACCTTTTGCCATTGGACCAGTAGAAGAGCCTATTACAATTACCAATGAGATTGAACTCATTAACACTTTCGGTAAACCACTATCAACTGACTCCCAATACGAGTATTGGATGTCAGCATCTTCTTTCTTAACATATGGTGGTATTTTAAGTGTAGTAAGAGCAGATAGTTCAACTCTAAACAACGCTAATGCTGGTGTAGGATACGCTAGCACAACATCATCAAAAATTAAAAATTACGACGACTATCTCACAAACTGGAGTTCTGATTCTGTAAACTTTTATTATGCAGCAAAGAATCCAGGTTCATGGGCAAACAGCCTTAAGGTTTGTGTAATTGACGATTTTGCAGATCAAATTATCGGTATTAACACAACTAATTTATCTCTGGCAGGTGCTAAAGTTGGATACGGAATTACCACTCCATTAAGTGCAACTCTCGCAGGTTCAGGCACCACATCAGTATTAGATGGTTATCTCAAGGGTATCATTACAGGAGTAAATACATCATCAACTGGCGATAGCACAATTACTGTAAAGATTGTTTCTAGAGTATCTGCTGGCGGAACTGAAACAAAGATT